CGAACATTGTTTGATTAGGTTTAACATAAGGATATTTTTCCATTAGGTCAGATGGATTCATAATATCTCCATTATGAGAAAATATAAAGTTAAAACTGTTTTTGTATTTAGCAGGAACATAATACATTCTGCTTAAATCTTTGGTTTGAGCATCAGCGATATCGCCAATCTCTTTGTTTAAAGCATACCAAAAATGCTTAATATCATCTTTATCGATATGTTGAGTTAATGGAAACACTAAACGAAACTTAGGATTTTTAACCGTAGATGATGCTGTTGAATAACAAACATAACGGTATTTGTCATATTTAGATTCAATATCTTTTAAGTCTCCTTGGTAATCATCAATATCGAGAATACCAAAACCACCCCACCCTGTAACATTATCGTTTGCACGAGTAGTATCTGGTTGATAGATGGCTGGACTTAAAAGAGGCGCATCTTTTTTTGTAGGATATTTTTCTGACTCAGATAACTTATAGAGAATAGCCTCGAACTCGTCGAAGCTGTTATAATCCATACGTTTATTTGTTTTATTGTCGTATATATTATCAAATATCGTTAAGCTTACCATGATTTCCGTTATGATTTGGCGCCTCCCAATTATCTGGTTTGATTAAGTCTGGTAATCCAAGTGGATTAGGTCTTTCGGGTTTAACTCCTACATGTTTATTCATATTTGCTTTAAGAACTTCGTTCCAAGCAACATGAGGATCAACTCCAAACGCATCAAGAGTACCAATTGCTACTACACAAAGATCAATAAGACCATCAACTATTTCTTCAGCATCCATATTAATAAGTGCTGTTTCAGTTTCATCAAGTTCTTCTCTTAAAAAATCAATACGAAATTCTAGGTATCTTTTCTTTTGTTCTTGAGTAGCAGTTTCCATCCAAGCACGAGTACCATACTTTGTTTGCATGTCGTGAATATCTTTTACCCAGTTTTTACTCATGTTATGATTTTATTTTTAGGTGTAACAAGTCCAGTATCCATCTGTCTTACCTGATCGACTAACTCATCGATTGGATCGACAATAAACACTACAAAAGATCTAGGAATAACTATTCCGTCCTTTGCTTTTGTATAAGCCATAAATGGCATAAATCCAATTTTACCTTCTCCAGCTGGAATAAGTGAATATCCATCTGTGATTGTAATTGAATCAGCAGTCTCTACTACTTTACCTACTATTTCCTCTCCTGAGGATAGTCTTACTAATTTCATATTTTTCTCCGTATTAGTCTATTATACCATAGTTTTTGTTGTTTGTAAACAATTATTTTATCCAAAAAAATCCTCTAGGCTAGCCATTTCTTTTGAAGTCCAACCTACTGCATCCAATATTGGTTCAATTGGATCAAGAAAAGTTTTTTGGAATTGTAATTCATGATCAATATATTTTCTTAGACCAAACTCTTCTGGTAAGTAGTCTGGGAAAGCAATTACGTTTTCATGAATTGAATTGGGTTGACGAAGATATAAGAACTTAATCTTTTCTCCATTTTGAATAGGTTCATATTTCTTTTTAAGCTGCATATCTTCGATTAGCTTATTATATAATATTGCTCCGCGAACATGAATAGGCGTACCTTTTTTATAAAGATTATTTCTATCTTGCCATTTCTTGACGTGAGTTACTCCACGAGGAAATGCAATTTGATCTGGGTCAAGAGTTTTAAAATAGTTTTTAAACTGTTCGATAGCTTGTTGAACTGAAGATTCGTTTTCTTTCATAATTACACGAAAGATTTTTTTCAAAGCATCGCGACAAGGTGCGGGCGTAGAAGATTTAATTGCTTCAATGCCCATAATCTTCATCTTAGGTTCAGAATATCTTACACCTTCATTATCATGTACATTCATAATATATCGTTTCTTTGCAGTCCAAAGAGCACGATCAGCAATTGCTTCACGTTTCATAACCATATGATTCTCTATACCACCAAGGATTTCATATAACTCAGCATAAGAAGATTCAAGAGCCGGTTCAAGAGCTTCTTTACTTATCTTATCCATAAAGTCAATTGCATTATTAGGTTTGAACTTTTGTACAACATCATCAAGACTTACATATAATGAATCAGTATCAATTGCAATAATATAATCCTTAAGCGTTTTATTTTGTAAAACTTTATTAAGATATTGATTTAAAGCAACCTCTGCCCATCGTATTGTAAGTTGACCAGTAAGAGTAATTGCTTCTGCTATTCTTTGATCAAAAAACCTAAAGTATTGATTACCCATTGCACCATAAAGAGAGTTAAGAAGGATTTTAATTGACATCTGTTTGTTTTCAGCAATTGCAATATCTCGTTCAATACGATACATTTCTTGTTTATCGCTTTTATCTATCTTCTGTAATTCTTTTTGAGCACTAATCATTTCTTGTTTAATGCCTACACGTTCTTTATACATTTCATTAATGATAAATGGAACAATTCCTAGCTTATCAGTTTTAAAATATTGGCCGTTTGCAGCTAGAGCCTTATTACGATTATCTGGTTTTGTTGCTTTAATAAGAACATTTTCAATATCAAATTGTGTTATTTCTCCATTGGCAATTGTTTCAGGTGACATGTTATATTGCATAATGATTGATGGATATAGTGAATTAAGATCAAAGGATACTACATTATCGTGTATTCCAACATATGGATCTTTTACATAACCACCAGGGTATGCTGATTTAACTTTGTTTTCGGCGAAAGGAACTACTATATTATTTGCATATAACCTACGATAGATTATTGTGTCCCATATCATTGTTGTTCCAAACGTGTCATTATAATTAACACCACCTTTATACGCCATTGTCATACATAGTGTAATGAGACCAAGCTTATCTTCAATACGATCAACCAACTCAACATCTTTGATATTATAGTCAATAAACTTTTGATGATTGTGTTTGTAAAGAGTGTGAAGATTAGCGTATTCTTCGTATGAGAGTTTCTTTTCACCTAAGACAACATGGGCAATATGATCAAGTTTATATGTTTCTTGTGGACCATATGAGTAACCAAACTTTTTAAATAAGTCAAGATAATCAAGTTGAGATATACCTTTAAGCTCATAAGCAGTTTGAGTCCTACCCATTTTAGTTATATCTTGTCGATCAACTAATCCCCAAGGACTAAGTCTTTTAACGTAACTTTCTCCTAGCATACGATTAATGCGATTAACAAGATAAGGAATATCAAAGAACCTTGTATTCCATCCTGTGACTACATCTGGGCTGTGTTGTTGTGAGGACCAATGCGTAATAAAATTAATAAGTAAATCATCTTCACGATCAAACTTACGATAGATGACAAGATTATCTTTCATATATGATTGCTCTACATCATAATCACCTAGACCCCAAACATAATATGTTTCACCGATATTGCTTTTCATAGCAATTGATATAACTTTATGATCGGCTTTTTCTGGCTCTGGGAATCCATCGTCAGATGCAACCTCAATATCAATTGTTGCAACATTAATTGTGTTTCGATTAAATTCTATATTGCCAGGATAATAGTCATTAATAAAAGCTGGAATGTATTTTGTATTTCCATAGATTGTTTTACCTGATACGCCTTTATTAGCAGTAACATATTCGTTAGCTGTTCTCATAGATTCAAATCTCTTACCAGCATTAGCTACTCCGACAGGAGTTCCATCAAGAGCTTTCCATTTAGTTGGAAGATTTGTGGATGTAAAAAGGATTGGTTCGTATTTGACTTTCTTTTCAATTCTTCTACCATGATCATATCCTCGTAAGAGAATCATATTGCCATAGCGAGAAACATTTGTGTAATATTGCATTATGTATCTATTATACCATAGTTTACTTCAAATGTAAACCATTATTTTCAAAAAGGTGGGGCTAATTTCTTAGCCCCGCATGATTTTCAGTTTGAGACTTAATACAAAGATAACATAACAGTCAATGGCGCTAGGCCTATGCATGTTATTCCAATTATCAAAGCAGTTAAGGTCTCGGCAACGTCATCATATTTTTCAGCAATGCTTATAATATGTTTCATGTTGTTCTCCAGTAAATAGTTTAATACTTATCTACTGAGTGTCGCTGCTTGCCAGTCTATCCTTTCAGATATTCTTTCTTCTTTGATGCCCCAGCAGACCCTAATTCGATCTTCCTAGGACGCTTCTCTTCTGGTAGTTCTACTCTAGCATACACCACTAGTATTCCATCCTTTAGATCAGCACCGTCAATAACAACAAATTCAGAGAGTCGGAAGGACTTCTCAAATTTGCGGGACGATATACCTTTAAACGCAAAGTCACGCTCATCTTTACCCATTATACCAGAGACTTTTAAAATACCGTCTTTAAGTTCAAGATCGATATCGTCTTTAGTAAATCCAGCAACAGCAAGTTCGATTAAGAATTTCTCTTCATCGATTCTTACGATGTTGTGTGGTGGATAGTTATCAGTTCCGGATCTAGCACTTTGATGAATCCTTTCCAGGTCCTCAAATAAAGTATCAAATCCAACGAATAGTGAACGAGGCACGTTCAAGTTATTTCTTACCATTTTAATTCCTCCTATAATAGCAAGGTTGTCGAGAACCGGTCCAATACCGCATTCTTCGTATATATTTATAATAGCTTAGATGCTACTTTAAATAATTTGTGTAATTATACCAACTAACATTCCAGCAGTAAATATTGCTAGATATCCTAATAACGCTAATTGTTCGTCTATCATTTTGTTTTTTGGTATAAGTTTTAAATTTTTTAATTCTTTGACTGTTTGTTTTCCTGTCATTCCTGTTTTTGAGTGTTCCCAATATTATATTTTGGACAGAGCTCCCATTGTGATTTCTCCTTAAAGGGGATCACCTTAATTTGTCTTAATGGAGCGATATCTTTTGCTTTTTCAGGAGTAACTATTGATATGAGTCCCCAATCAGCAAGTAATGTTGATATTGTGTTTCTACGTTGTATATCGTTTTCTAATAAATTAGATGGCTTACCATCTAATAAAAAGAGCTCTTTGAAATGGACGATGAAGTATCTGCCTTGCTTATGTAATATATGACAAGACTGAAATAGCTTTTGGTCCTTTCGTGATGCGACTCCGATACGTGTTAATGTTTCACGTATTTTTAAAAAGTCGTCTGGTTCGTTGAGAGTAACTTCAAGCATGCTGCTTGGAGTCCAATCTGTGATTTGTATGTTATCGTTTTCCACCTTTATAAATCCTTTGTTTCAATTGTTCAATTTGTTCATTACTCATTAATGATAATGCAGATTTAGCCTTTTCATTACTATATCCATAATATTCTTTGATGAGTTCGAGATTGTCGACTTCACTGGCCTTAATCCATTTGGACCATCTCTTCTTCTTCCTTATTATATTTATAAAAAAATCAAATTGAAGGCGACTATCTAGGTGATGAAAACGATTCATTTCATTAGCAAATAAGATAGTATCTTGAAAATGCGATAATCCACGATTAATAATAAACGAATTGTATTCTTTTTCAGCAATATCATCTACCATAATATCTTTTTTAGATTCATTGATTGCTTTTAGATATTCAAATGGATTCATTTTCTTTTATATAAATTCTTGCTTGTTTTTCTGTGTCAAAGATTCTTTCGTATTTTACTTCATTATCTTCTAATCGAACAACTCTCCATCTTGTGACTTCTAAATCATACATAACTGGCCACATTTGATATGTTATTGTAAATTCCTCTACAGGCTCAAGAGTTCCTTTGTGTAGATTGTGTACATACTTCTTCATTTAAATTTTACTCCTGCCATAACTTCAGTTAGACATGCAACCATATTTAATTCATGGTCAGCAACAAAACTGTTTTTATATTGATAATCTGCCAGGATCAAAACCAATTGTGGTATTGATTGTGGCTCTACGAATTCGTTCATATTATCGTATATCTTACGAAACATTGCAGCAGGTTCTGTGTCAATATTATCTGCAACCCATTGTCTCATTTGTTTAAAGTTTTTAAGTTTAAGAGAGTTCATTAAAACATCTAATGAGATATCCGTTGCATTGACAAGTATTCCACTATCAATTTTACCAAAGTTTGAATATCTTTGTAATTCATTTAAGGTTCTACGAAAGTCTGGAAAATATTTAATAATCAGTTCAGCAAGAACTGCTGGATCCGAATTGATATTTTCAACTTTTAATATATGTTGTACTCTTTGCATAAACATACCAGCCAAAGCATCTCGTTCTTTCTTTGGCATAGCAAATTCAATAACACTACATCTTGAATGTAATGGTTCAATAATCCTATTCTTAAAGTTACATGTTAATATAAACCTACAATTAGTAGAGAATTCTTCGATGAATCCTCTTAATGCTGGTTGTGTTGATTGTGGGTTAAGGTAATCCGCTTCGTCAAGGATAACTACTTTGTAGCCACCCGATAAGGAAACTGACGAAGCGAATTGTTTGATTTTGTTTCTAAGTGTATCAATGCCTGATTCTTCTGACCCATTGATTACAATGTAGTCTAAATCAAGCTCATTACATAGTGCACGAGCAACTGTGGTTTTACCTGTACCTGCTGTTCCAGTGAGCATCATATTTTGAAGCTCTCCACCTGCAACTATATTTGAAAATGTTTTTTGTAAATCGTTTGAGAGTATACATTCTTCTATTTTTTTTGGTCGATATTTTTCAACCCATAGGAATTCATCCATTAACAACCTCCCACGATTCAACAGTATCTAATCGAAATGATCTCCATGCATCTTTGTCAAGAGACCAGACTGGAAATGCTTCCATACTGTCAGCTGAATAATTAATTGTTGATGTGATCCCATTTGCTTTTAATACATCTGGATCTAGAGTACAAGGCATGATTCTTATTTCGCCTGTATCTATCTTTTTAAATGTAACTGTAACTTGCCCTTTTTGTAAAGCCTCGAGCAATTTGGCTTTTTCATTGTTGTTCATAATATATCCTATAATAAATGTGAGGGGGCTTTCACCCCTCTGCTGTTATTCTGATTCTGATTCTGATTCTTCAGTAACAGGAACCTGACCTTCGGGAGCTTCTTCAGCTCCTTTAGATGCAGCATTTAGAAAAGTAACAACTCTGTTACGTAATCCTCCAACTGCTTCAAGCTCTGGCCCTTCAAATCCACCTCTTTTGGAACAGATATCAATTATCTGGACCATTGTTGAGATGTCTTGTAGAGACAATTGAACTTGTGGTTCTTCTGTTACTACTTCAGTTTCAGTGGTATTCACTTCTTCTGTCATAATTTTCTCCTATGCATAGTTACGAAAATAAGAAGACCCGCCATCGGCATCTTCCATTCCTACAATATATTTATACATTGTAGCTTGAGTTTTTCTCAAGAGCAATAAAATAATCCACTGGGTAATTGCTATTAGTCCAGTTAGAGATTAGCTTTGAGCTGATGCTTACA